TACGTCCCCGAGGCGCCCGGCCGAAGACGTTCGATCTCGTAGCCGCCCCTGGTGACGATCACGACGACGTCGCTGGCGTTCCTGACGCGGATGAAATCGCTGACACCCTGGTCGATGACCGAAGGCGCCGTAGTCAGGTTAAACGTAGCCATGGGAGCCCTTACGGTGTGGGGAGGATCGTCGGATCACCGACGGTCGCATAGGGGAACGTCGATACTAAGACCCGCGAGCGCACCCGGGCATAGGCGGCCCCGCCCGCAACGGCCACTGCCGCGTCGATCTCCACCAGATCCTCATCGGCCAGGTAAACGCCGCCATCAGTCCGGGTGTCAAAGCCGATACCGATCGAACCATCAGAGCCGATGTCCTGACGTGACGTCACGTCAGGGTTGCGCAGGTAGCGGATGACGACACCGGCCAGGACTGCCCGAATCGTTTCTAGCAGATCGGCTTTCACCGTGATCGGCGCAACGTCCGCTACGAGCGCCGTGTAGAACGCCAGCAGTGTCGGCCGTCGAATGCGCAACTGCCGTTCCACGTCTACTAGCCGCTGGAGCCCGACGTCGGCTTCCGCAACGGAAAGGGGACGCCACCGTGATTCGATGTCGGCAGTGCTGACACTGAACGGCATGACGCGTCCTCCAACTCAAGTGCGAACCTCCGGCCCACGCTCCAAGCGGAGGTGGGCCGGAGTTGGGACTACTTTGACGACGGTGTGTGGACCGTGGTCTCCGGAGTAACGTCACCCCGGCCGACACCGGCGAGAGTGTAAGCCGAATTCGGCGTCCGGTTCTTATTCGGATCGCCCCGGTACCCCTGGGCGGTCTCCTTGTCGATGATGCCCTTCACGTGCTTCTGAAGGGCAGCAGCGGCGGGCTCGTCGGCGATCGCATCGCTGGGGAGTTCATCGACACCACGTGGCGGGTTGGTAGTCAGCGGTGTGCCGACCTTCTCGCCGCGCTGCAACCCACTGGGGTTGATCGGCGCGACAGCGGTCTTGGCGGCTGGACGGACTTCGGCCATCAGTCGTTCCTCTCAAAAGTAACGCTGACCGACCCGCCGGGATCGACCAGGCCGGTACCGCCGACTGCGGCGGATCGGAACTCCAGGACATCGCCAGCGGTGACCAGAAGGTCCGCCGCTGTGACGGACAAGGTGACCGCCTTCTCATCGAACGCGACGAGGTTGACGCCTGACACCAGAGCGAGGCTGGCGACCACCGTGGTACCAGCACCGGCCTGGCCGTGGTTGATGACGCTGAGTGTTCGGCTGGCCGGTGAGGCCGCACCGGTTACGGCGGCGACCGCCGTGTAGGTGACCTCGGCGACCTTCCCGGTAAACGGAGCCTCAACCGTGGTGACGACGGTAGCGAGGATCGTCGCGGCGTCATGGTCAATGGACTTGACCGTCTTCATGCCCATTACGCGCCCACCGTCCGGAGATAGCCGACGGGGTAGCGGGTGGCTTCCGTCGGGTTGTCGTTGTTGATCGTGTTCGCTACCTGCCAGCCGACCCGGAACTTCAGCCGAATGGCCTGCATGTCCTGCTGCGGCAGGTTGTACACGATGTTGCCCTGGTCGTCGGTGATGACGCCGTCGGTGATGAGTTTGTACTCGATCCCCGACTTCACGCCGACAACGAACTGAGACCAGTCGCCACCGATCAGCGCGACACCGTTGACGCCGACACCACCGGACACGGGGAACAGCCCGCGCATCGGGTACATGATCGGCACGCCATCGACGCTACGCAGGTCACCGCCGACCCGGTTCTCGTCGATCTTCCGGCCAGTGGTGTCACGGGTCTGGCGAAACTTGGAGCGGGTGGAGATCGGGGAGAGGTAGCCGGTGGTGTCGTACCCGTCCTCTTCGATTTTCCCGATCAACTTGTCCAGGTCACCCATGAATCCACCCTGAGCCACGGTGGACGCGCCAACATCGATGTAGTTCACCGCAGCGGCAGCGGCAGCGATGATGTTCGTCGGGAACGACGCGGGAGCACCAGCACCGAAGTACACGGCCGAATCGAGCACCCGGGCGAACGCCTCCACGATGAGCGGCTGCGCCTCGTCCCAGATGTTCACCGACACGTCTTCCATGACGTTGTCAGGCACCGGCATGATCGTCGCGATCTCTTCGATCGTGAGGTACTTGTTGCTCCAGCCCATCTCGGTCGTCTGCTTGAGGCCGGTGTCACCGGCGACCCAGTAGGCGATCGGCAGGGCGGTGAGAATGGGGAATCGAAGCGACGTGCCCTGTACGGGAATCCGGCGGAACATCGCCAGAACGGCGGACCCTTCGGTCGCCTTCCCGAGCATCTCGTTGGACACCTGCTCTGGGATGAGTGGTGCGACATCCGACCGGTTGGTCAGGCTGTCATAGGCCCCGCCGGAGAAGCCGTAAATCGGCCGCCCATCGGAGCGGAAGCCGATCGGCTCCCTGATGTGGTTCTTCACTGCGTCTCCAGGGGTCATGCGACCCCCGGGCGGGAGCCGCTTACTGCCCGCGCTTATTGCGCGAGGCTTGCCTCAGGAAGGTGTCCATCGTCTTCGGTGCGGTGGCCGGAGTGCGAGCGCCGCCGTCGAACGACATATCCTCCTGCTTGCCGACGCCCCAATGCGGTTTCGCGGCCAGCAGGCCATCCAGTTCCCGCTTGATCACGTTCTTATCCGGCTTGCCGTCCCGGCCGAGTAGGTCATCCACGGACCCCTTGAAAAACGCGACCGCGTCGTCCGGGTCCGCGAACATTCCCTTGGCGGCGGCTTCCACCTTCGCCAGAGCGAGATCACGGTTGGATTCCAGGCGGATCTCGTCACGAGCCTGCTTACGGATCGCTTCGACATCGACCTGCTCCTGCTTGCCGGTGCCACCTGAAGCGCCAGCGCCCCCCAGCAAGTCCTTCAACCTGTCCGGAGAGTCAATACCCAGTTCGCGGAATGCGGCCTTCCAAGGCCGGAACTCATCCTGAACTTGCTTGCGCTCCTGGCGCACCTTGCTCAGGGTCGATTCCAATACCTTGACGGGGTCCTTTTCGGCGGCAGCGTCGTCGCCGTCACCACCGTCATCGTCACCTTCGGCGCCGGAGAAACCCCAGAACGGGCGGCCATCCAAGCGAAAACCGAGCGGATCGAACAAGGGCAGTAGCATTCGTTCTCCCTGGTCTGCCAGCCTCGCGCTGGCCGTGCGCGTCGGCATCGCGCCGACGAAGTGTGGGAGTGATCGTGGTATCGCGCCGTGATCACTTCTGGATGCAGCATATAGGATCGCGGACCGCAAGGCATCAGCGAGTGCGCGGAAGAATATACCCGTAGAGGCGCAGCGCCTCGATCGCCTCCGCTTTATCCCCGTCGGCGTCTTGGTAGATCTGCCAGACGGTAGGGCGAAGAACTCGGCCAGCAACCCCGCGAGCGAATCCCCGCTTCGTCGTCCCCTCGGTCGTGTAGCGCTTCCCGTCGTCGGCGGTGAACATCGACCCGGCCGTCCGCGCGCTGTTGACGACCTGGCTGATGTCGCCGCCGTCGCGGATCGCTTCCGCCTGTGCCTTCCCGAACAGATCGTTCTGCTCCTGCTCGGACAGGGAGTTGAAGTAGACGTACGGGTTGGTGAGTATCTCGTTCGATCCAGCGATGGTTGTGACCACGTGGAAGCACTGGCACGCCGGATGTCTAAGGAAGCCGGAATTCCACTTGTAAAACTTCCCGGCCAGGACGGCACACCGGCCGCACGACGGCGGCGTCAGCATCCGCACGAACCCGACCTGCACCTTCTTCCCCGCCGGTGTCTCCGGGTCGGACACGGTGATACTGACCGACTCCGCTGCCCGCGCCGCGTCCGCGATCTGCGTCTTCAGCACCAGATCCAGGAAATGGCGACCGCGCTCAGCCGCCGCCTCATCCGACATGCCCTTGCGCTGCGCTTCGCGAACCTTGATGATCGCGCCACGCAGCAACTGCTCCAGATCCCGGCCATCGGAGGCGACCCCCGCGAAGTTGATCGGGTTGATATCCGGGCCGAGATACAGCAGATCCTGGTCGGCGAGCGTCTTGCGCACGTAGCCGTTCGCATCAGCCGCCACCAATTCCATCAGCGACGACAGCAGCAGGTAAATCCTGGACCCCAGCCCACCGATCGTCCAGGACGGCCACACCTGTTTCATGTCCAGCGTCGCCCAGACCGCCATCACGGCAGCGATCATCCGACGCCGTTCCGCTTCCTGCTCCGCCTGATACTCGGCCGCCGACGCCAGCAGAACCTGCGCCCGCCGAGTACCGGCCGGTGCGCCGGTCTGGACGGTCATTTGGTCAGTCCCAGCATGCCGACGAGGAACGCTGCCTGCATTCGATCTGGCTCAGTCACATGGTCCTGGTCGCTGTGTGCCATCGCTTCGATACCGTTGACGACGCAGAGCGGGCAGGTCCAGCAATGTAGTGCCCAAGCGACCTGATCAATCACGTCCGGATCGCTCATGTCGTGCTCGGCTTCGGCGCGTCAGAGCGGCGCTTGGCCGCTGAGGACTTCGAGTTGCCGCCGGACTGGCCGCCGGTCCGTGCGTTCCCGGGGCCGCGCGTGCCCCTGGCCTGGCCGGGCTGTGTGCCCTTGTCGTTCGCACCGCCACCATTGGCTCTCGCCTTGGCGACCTTCTCCGCCGCTGCGGCAGCGGCCTCGGCTTCGGCGGGTGCGGCGGCGGCGGCCCGGTAGCGCTCGGCGAGGATGACGGTGGCGTCCCCAGCGGCGGCTCGCTTCATCTTGTCCTCCAGCATGGCCTTCCAGCGGCGCACCTCCTCGGGGGTGGCACCCCAGCGGCCCCACAGCGCCTCCTCCGGCACACCGAGGTCGGCCATCTTCAGCAGCGCGTCGACCAGTTCGCCCTCGGTGCGGAACTCCGGGTTACGCCACATCACCTCGATGTTCACGCCAGGTCCGGCGGGGAGCCCGGCCATCTCCCGCACCCTCATCATCGCGTTCTCCAGCGGGTCGTTATGGCCGCGCATCCGCTGCCGGACCTTCGCGACCAGCCCGGACTCAGACGCCTTCAAGGTGTCGCTGTTCACGTTTGACATGCTGCCCAGCAGGTATTGCGCCGGGGTCCGGCTGCGGCTGGCCATGTCCGTGACGTCGTCCTGCTTGGCGGCGATATACCCGCTGATGTCGGCCGCCGTGAACTGGCCGAACTTGGTTTCCGCGACCTCGGTGGTGATGATCCGGTCCCGGCCGATCTGGATCTCCGGGGTCGGGTTACCCGACCCGTCCTCCTCCGGCCAGCCCGACGCCCACTTCTGCGGGAACGCCCCATAATCCTGGGTCATCATCCGATCGACGATGGTCTTCACGATCCGGTCCTGCGTGTCGGTTAGATCGCAGATTTCCGACTGGCCACCGGTGAGCAGCCGGGGGTTGTTGGGCAGTTCGAACATCGGGACGTAGCCAAGCCGGTTCGGGCCTTGCGCCTGCTGCACCGAGCGGAGATTCCAGATCGGCATCAGCCGGTTGTCGGGGACGCCCGCCGCCGCCTGCATGGTGATATTGGCCAGGTTCCGGTCATCGGTTTCGAACTTGTGGATCGAACGTTCCAGATACAGGGTCGCGAAGATCTTCCCCGTCCACTCATCCGTCCACGCTTTCAGTGCAGCCAGCGGCTCCCGGCGGTTCGTGCCAGCCTTGAACGCGATAACCACCTGACTGGAATGCTCAATGTAAATATGCGGCGTCTTCGAGTCTTTCGCGTTCGGCTCCAGCAACAGGTAAGACTGGCCGGTGATCGCCGCCTCCAGCAGCCCCTGGTCGAAGAATGTGTCCAGGTTGTTGGCCTGCCAGATCCGCTGCATCGCCGCGTCGGTCGCCAGCGGATCGTCGTTCTTGGTGTCGATGTCTGGGGTTCCATCGGTGTCCTCGGTGACGAAGAACCCCTCGACGGCCATCCGCTCGCACTGGGCGTCGATGACCAAGCCGGTGTAGTTGGCCCGGCTCATCTTCAGCACCCGGCGGAAATCGTCGCGGGCCTGCGGTGCCAGCCACGGCAGCGGGAAGTTGCCCCGGTAGTAGTCATCGTACTTGTTGATCTCATCCCGGCGGTCCTGCAACACCAGGTAGAGACGGTTCACCCACCATTCGGGGGAGCCGACATCGGGGGTGGTCGCCAGAGCCAGTGCCATCTGCTTCTCCTAGTACGATCTGGCGCGGCCGGACATCCGCGTGAGCCGCCGCTTCGGTGCCCACGCGTCAGGCCCGATGGCATGAAGATCGGCTGCGGCCTCATGCGCCAGGGTATCCGCCATCGCGATGTCGATCTTCCTGTGCGCATCCGGCTTACCGAGGATGTACTTATCCCCCGGTTTCGCCACCTTCCGCGCGTTGCTGATGTGCTGGGCCGCGACCGGGTCACGGTCATGCTTAGTCCGGCCGGACTTCAGGTCGTTGAAGGTCCGCTTCAGCGCCAAGAACATGGCGTCGATCCGGTACGTGGACCACTCAAACACCTCCTCCTCGCCGACCTTCAGCGCCCACTCCCCGATCTCACTGCGCCAGTCGCGGGGGTCGCAGTAGAACCGCCGCAGCCGGTACCGGCGGCTGATCTCGTCGACGCAAGCATTGACCTCACCGCGCGGGATCGAACCACCCCACTCGCCCGGGTTCCAGTACGCCGGGCGCCGGTCCGGCCCGTAACGCGGGGTGAAACGGAACCCGTCCTGCGTCTCCAACCGGATCGCCGTCCAGTCGTCATTTTCCGACCCGTCGAACCCGCCCGCGACCGCGGTGCCATCCGGCACCACCCGGTCCTCCTCATGCGCCTCCCACAGCGCGTCATCCATCCACTGTCCGAGCCCGGCCACAACCCTGTTGCCGTAGAAGCGTTCGGCCTGGCCGGGATCGGTAAGGAGGATCTCGGAGGCTTCCGCCTCGATCGAATCCAGGTCCACCCACCAGGACCCCTTGTAAACGAACTTGAGGATCTTGCGGCGCTCGCGCTTGTCAGTGAACGACCAGGTGGACGGAGCCAGCCGGTGCAGGCGGAAAATATCCTTCTTCGTCAGCGCCGACAGCGCGGTCTGCTGCGCGACACTGTTCTCGCTCGGGTCCCAGGCGTTAGTGGATTCGGTGACTCTCCCGCTCATACCGGACGCGCCACGGCGCTGAGTGTGGGCGACCTTCACCATGTTGCCGCCCTTGCCGTCCTTGCTCATCGGCAGCCACAACCCGCAGTTATGCGTGACGTGCCCACCCTCGCCAGCCAAGAACAGGTGGTCGTCAGAGTCAACGCCAACGCAGCGGACGGGAACCGACTCCACTGGCTCGATGGACGAAATGACGATCCAATCGGAACCGGCCCAAGCCGACTTCACCCGATCAGCCTTCCTCTTGAGCCGGAACGGTTGCATTCCGTTCCTTGGGGTGAAGTTCACCTTCCAGCCAAAACCAGTCCGTGCTCGTGGGTCGGCCCGCTTCACGTTTTGGACGCTGATTCCGACCGTTCGCAGTAGTCGCACCATGTCGCCGGTCAGTTGCTCGTTGCCCGCGAAAGTACAGAACCCAGTGGCTGTGCAGTGCCCGTCAGAATCCATCAGGCCGCGAAGCAGCATCAGTCGCTGCTCCAGCGATGCGCGAAAGTACTCCTCAGGGATGTGCTTCAGCCGATAAGCAGGCAGCGCTTGGAAGCGCTTGACGTAATCAGGCCGCAAATCTCCCTGGAAGCCCATCTTGCGCGAGAGTTTGATGATGGGGACCTTCGGCTGCCGTCGCCAGACGCGCGCCTCGCTCGCGCCATCTTCGATCAAATATTGACAAAGTTCCTCGGCTTCATCGTTATGGGCAGCGATCTCCATGTTGCCGGTGCGCCCGTCGCCCAGCCAGAGGCCCAGGAGGTATGGCGATACGGGGAGGTCGACTTCGGGGAGGTCATACGGCTCAGGAGCGGGAACGCAGAATCGGCGCGGCTGCCTACTGTTGGGTGTGAGCGGGTTGCTGAACATGTCACCCGTCGTGCGTACCTGCGGCTTCGCCACCGACGCGGCAACACGAGTAAGCCACTGATGGCCGTCGCTCGCAACGACAGACGTGCCATCCTTGAACGTCACTCGATAACAGATCCGTCCGTGTTGGACTTCGGTCGTCTTGATAACGCGGACGGGTCGTCCATCCGCTCCGATGAGCAGATCGCCGACCTCCACTTCGCCCATCGTCGTCCAGCCAGTTGGGGTTGGGAGAGGAGTGTCTAGATGCATGGCTTCATCTTGTGGTACGAACGTAACCCGCTGGCCCAGACGCGACTGATTGTTGCTGGTGACGGTGTCAATTCGTCCGCCGCCAGGCAAGCGCATAAACTCCTCCCCGACGCGGGGGACGATATTGGCGAGCGGACCGTTTTCGATCATCGGCTTCAACGCGCCATAAACGTTGTCAGTGTTGTGCGTCGGGACGGCTCGCCGACCGACTAGGAACAGGTGATCCTCAGTGTCGATGCCGATGCACCGAACTGGAACGGACTCCACAGGCCGAACCTCGGAGACATATCTCCAGGCCGATCCCCGGCGGCGAACCACCTTGTGCGCCAACCGGGCTACCGGCGCTTCGCTCGTTGGGACAAAAAACAACCGCCAGGCATTGGCCGTCCGGTCCCAACGCTTATTGTGCGCGTATCCGAGACTGGTCAGCAATTCCTCCAGCCCGGCGATGATGCGGGGGTTCGTATTGGTGAAACCGGCCCGCCCGTTTGCTTCAACATGGCCATCAGAGTCGATCATCCCCTGGAGCAGACCACGACGCTGGGCAGCGGAAGCACGAAGATAAATATCGGGTATGTGCTTGTCTCCGAGCACCCCGATGCTTCGGAGTGTTTCGCGCATGGAGTCCCGTGGCTCACCACGGGGGCAAGCCCCGCAACTCTTATCAAGCAGATCGTAACCGTATCGGCGTCGAATCCTGAAAGTACCTTCGTTGCCTCCAGACTGCGTCCAGACGATCTCTTCATGCTCAGCCAGCAACGGCTTGACAATAGATTCCATCTCTCCCCGAAGCCGGGAGTCATAGGCGATTGTCGAATCCGCCGTGCTGCCATCTCCGAGCCACAACCCCAGCAGATACGGGTCAAGCGCCAGGTCCGCGCGGGGAAGTTCCCATTCGGCCCCCGCTCCCGTCCGGTATCGCGCGTTCAGGTATGTCTCGGCCAACTCTTCCGTGGTGACAGTGACCACTTCATGGCGATCGCCATGGGACGTCTTCCGCTCCATAGTCCAGCCATGACCGGCAGACGCGACAATTTTCTCGCCATCCGAGAAAGTCACCTCAAAACATTCAAGCCCATTGATGACGCGAGTCGCGCGCTGAACCGTCTGGCGTATCCCATCCTGATCGAAGACCTCGTCTCCGATTTTCAATGCTCCGACGCTGCTCCAGCCGGTCGGCGTTGGAACCGGGGTGTCCAGCGCTAGCGGCTGCTCCTCAGAAAATGCCGTGATCTGAATCAGTGGTGTCGGCCACGGCACACCCATCGGCTCGCCCGCGCCATACCAGTACTCCCACCCACAAGGGCAGCCATGGTCCCGGCAGCGATAGACGTCGCCCTCTACTGCCCAGCCAGCGAACAGCGCCGGGCCCACTCCCTCAAGACAGCACTGAGACGCCGTTAACGGACCCTTGCCAGAGTTGCCAGTGGGAATCATCTCCGACCCAGCAAGGAACGTGTGCGTCGTTGACTCGACCGTCAGGCATTGCGTCAGCACCGGTTCGATCGGCGTGATCGCGGTGATTCGGCGCTCAGGCTTATGAAAGGCCGGGACGGCGGGCACGGACATTCCCGGCATCAATCCCATCGTCGAGACCCGGCTCGGCAGACCAACAATCACCCACTCGTGGTCACCACAAGCGATCAGGCTGGAGCCGTCGCTAAACTCGACCCGGAAGGTATCAGTCAGCCAGCGATGCGACTTGGACAGCACCTTGGTCGGCTGGCCATCCTTATCGAACACCAGGTCACCGACGATCAGACGCTCCATCGTGGACCAGCCGTTCGGCGTGGCGATCGGCGTGTCTAGAGCAAGCGCCTTCTGCGGCATGACGATCTGGGACCGCCGGTAGTGAAACGCGGGAGCGCCAACCGCCGGTCGACCATCCAATGAAGCGGTCGGCTTGATCCGGTAATGGTTGACATAGAACCACGTCTGCCAGTCGGCCAGTTCGTACGGCTGGCCTTTCGCGAAGCCATCAGGGATGACGCAGTGGTGCTCAACCCAGTCGATCGCCACCCAGAGCGTGGGAAAATCGACCAGGTACTCATTCTGCGGAACCGGCAGCGGCACTACCGGCTCGCACTGTCCACGCGCTTCGGGTCAAAGCCATCCGGCACCCAGACGTCCCACCGGGAGGCGGTCAGCAGGAAATCACCGCCTTCGACCAGGTCCGAGCCGCGCCGGATGTAGAACTCCGGCACCCGGTCAGTGCGAACGCTACCCCCGACAGATGAGGCAGCCTCGTCGGCACGGTGACGATGCTGGTCGATGATCTTCTTGGCTAGATCGTTCTTCATGAACGTGCTGAAAAGCCCGTCCGCCAGTTCCCCCTCGGGGATGGCGCTCTCCACATCAATCTTCACGCATTTCACTCGGAACCCACCTGCCACATCGGATCATCGGGGTTCAGACCCCACTGGTCGGCATCGTAATCCGTGGCCAGCGTTGATACGTCCAGCCACTGGTCGAGAATCGCGTCTCGGCTCGCCGAGTCGGTAGCCATCGCCAGCCTACTTTCCAGCCTGGCAAAAGTACGCCGATGAGCCCCCATCAGAACGGAGGTTCCTCGGACGCGACATCCGTTTCCGGCTCATCGTCGGGCGGCTGCACAACGGTGAAGCGCTCGCGAGCCGACTTGCCAGGGCCGCGTCGGCGGGTATTCGCAGCATGGTCAGCCACGGCGGCATCGATCGCCCGAGCCTCAGGGGTCCCGTCGATCACATACCGCTGCTGGGTGAGGCTGGCCGGGCTCAGCAGCAACGCTTCCGACATCTGCTTCACGAACGTCCGAGCCTGCGCACCAGCGTGAGGCTTCATCGCCTCCAGGTAGGTCCGCACGTAGAAGGCGACCATGTCCTGCGCGTGGTCGGCTTCCCAGACGAGCGACTGCGGCGACATCCAGATGCGCCGCCACATCAGCAGTTCCTTCTCGTTCGGCTCCACGACCTCATCCGGCCATTCCGGTGGTTCACCCATCCGGCCAGCCGACGGCAGTTTCGTCCATTCCTTGCCGTCCCGCTGGCGCGCGAGCGCGTGCGGGTCCGGCGGCGGCCCACCACTGCGAGCGCGCGCTCCACCACTTCCAGGTCCACCCATGGAGATCAGCATAGACGAGGTGACAAGACGAGGCCCCGACCGGCGAACCGGCGGGGCCTCGTTCGATCGGCGGCGTGCCCCCGGCTGAGGCATGACGACGACGACCGGGTATTTCGCTGCACCAATCAGGGTGATCGTATATCAGTTGACAACCGCTTGTCTACGGGCGGACCCGTACCAGGTCGCCAACCGCGTCAACATGACCGAGCGTGGCCGAGCCCTTGAAGTCGAACCGCCAGACCTGAGTGGTGGTATCGACGAACGACACGCTGGCCACACCACGGGAGTCCGTGACGTCCGTGGCCACAACCAGGTTGTCGTCATACACCCCGGCCAGGTCCCTGGACTGGAGCCGGACCGTCCGCCCGGACAGCGCCACGTAATCCTGGTCAGACCAGTCGGCGACGCTGAACCGGGACTGCGCGGTCACCGTTGTGCCGAACCGGACCGGCTCCGGCGCCGCATCCGTCTTGGTCGCGATCACCCGCCGCTTCAGCCGGATGTCGCGGAAGAAGGTCGTGTCCGTTGCCACGGCGGTCTCATCCACCGGGGTGGCCGGATCGTTCACGACCGCTGGAGTGACGATGCGGATCTTAACGCGGTCGACACGCAGCCCGGCCGACCGGTTCGACGTCGGCGGCGTCACCGCGACCACATCATGGACCAGGTTCGATTCGGTGCCGCTGGCGGAGAAACCGGGACCACTGACCGTCCAGGTGGACCCCGTCGGCAGGGCGGTGCAGTTGGTGCGGACCAGCGCCACCGAGCGGTTCACGATCGACAGCCCGCCGACGAACGTGTGCCCGCTGGTGTCGGCGTAACCGGCCGGGCTGGACATGCGGTAATCCACCGTGCAGGGCAGGGCGGGAGGATCGGCGTTCGCGGCGCCCGCCGGTACGGTACAGACCAGCGCGAGTGCGCCGACAGCAGCGAGTTTTCTCATCATGGAGGAAGGCTACCGCGAGCCCGGCCAGGAACAGCGAAAAAAGCCCCGACGCAGGGGGCTGCGTCGGGGCTTTCCATCCAGTTTTGCGCAGGACTGGCCCTGTCAAGGCGTGCAGAGGCCGGATCGGATCGGGCCGCTGTGGTGCCTCGGGCCGTCACTCACCAACATATCGTGCCGCGTGGAGCCCAGAGGAATCGAACCTCTGAAAGGAACTGGAGAGCAACTCCCGAACCAATGACCACGTGCCCCATGCGCTTGCTTGACGGTGTTCCTCCGTCTTCACCCCCACCAGCGGCTGCTCTACCGGTCCGTTTACTTTCACGGTCCGGCCGACCGGGCGTCCTGGTGCGCCAGGGGCGTCTCGTGGCGGGAGACGGATTCGAACCGCCGACCTTCGGATTATGAGTCCGACGTGCTACCAACTGCACCATCCCGCTGCGATCGGCTGCTGACGATCAGTGCCCGCCGATGCACTGTGTTCCAGCAGCCGCTCTACACCGGATCGTAGCGGCATGTTCGTCTCGGCCAGGCCGGTCCTCACAACATCCGCTCGTTTCCGTTGCAGGACACAGTCTTGCGCATATGACAGCCGCTTGTCAAGCCGCTGTCGCGGGAACCTCACCGGATTGCGTAGTTGAACGCTCAAGGGAAGGTTATGCGCCCACTTTTGGAAGATCCGCTC